TATCGTCAGATTGAAGCAGGTATGTATGCTGACATAGAGTTACCTGATGCAGGTATTCCATCTATGTCAGGTATGGCTTCTAAGATGGACAATGTATTAGGTCTATCACCATCAGGTGACGACGACCCACAATATGTATTATATGAACAACACTGTTACCTTGAGCTACCAGAAGACAAGATGCACTCTGGCAAGGTGGCATGTCCATACATTGTAACTGTTGAAGAGCAGTCAGGTCAGGTTCTGGCTATCCGCAGGAACTGGAATGAAGGTGACAAGAAGTACGAAAAGAAAATGCACTTTACTCACTATCGTTATGTTCCTGGATTTGGTTTCTATGGTCTAGGTCTTATTCACTTCTTAGGCAACCTAACTATGTCAGCCACGGCAGCCATGAGGTCACTACTTGATGCAGGTCAGTTTGCTAACCTTCCAGGTGGCTTTAAGGCTAAGGGTGTACGTATTGTAGGTGACAACGATCCAATTGCTCCAGGTGAGTTTAAAGAGGTAGAGGCCACTGGTATAGACCTGTCAAAGGCAATTGTGCCTTTGCCATTTAAGGAGCCTTCACAGACACTATTTAATATGCTAACATTTGTAGCTGGTGCAGGTCAGAAGTTTGCTGACAGCACAGAGCAGGTAATCTCAGACAGTGGTGGATATGGTCCAGTGGGAACTACAATGGCTTTGCTAGAAGCTTCAAGTAAGTTCTTCTCTGCAATCCACAAACGAATACACAAGGCACAACGTGACGAGTTTAAGATTCTGGCACGTATTGACTATGAGTACCTACCAGATGAGTATCCATATGAACTTCCCAATGTAGATGAAAGTATTTTTAAGCAAGACTTTGACGGTCGTGTAGATGTACTTCCTGTATCTGACCCTAACATCCCATCCAATGCACAACGTATGATGCTTATCCAGATGGTACAACAGGTTGCAGCAGGTTCACCTCCTGGGATGTTTGATATGGAAGCAATCAACCGTATGCTACTAACAGCAGCTAACGTACCTGATGTAGACCGTCTAATGCCACGTAAAGAGGAAGCAGTGCCACTTGACCCTATATCAGACATCAAGGCAGCTTCAGAAGGTAAACCTATTAAAGCCTTTATGGGACAGAACCACGATGCACACATTGGTGTCAAGATGGCCTTCTTGTCAGACCCAGTGAATGCTAACAATCCAGCTATGGCTAAACTAGGTCCAGCTCTACAGGCCAACATCTCTGAGCACATGATGCAGAAGTATGAAGAACAACTACAGGGTATGATACAACAAGGTCAACAGGCTATAGCTCAGAATCCAATGATGGCTATGCAGGTACAACAACAGTTGTCACAGATGCCTGAGCCAGAAGCCATGATACAAATGCAAGCTGCACAGCAGTTAACTCAGATGCACCAGCAGATGATGCAGCAAGGACCTCAGTCTCCTGAACAACAGATGGTGGCTCTTGAGGGACAACGTATCCAAGTTGAGCAGCAGAAGAATCAGACTCAGGCAGCCAAGGCTCAGGTTGATGCCACACTTAAAAACCGTGACCTTGACCTCAAGGAGCAGAAGATTATTATTGATGCACAGAAAGCAGGAGCACAGGCTCAGTTAACTGCATCACAGAAAGAAGAAGATCGTAGCAACAAACGTGCCATCGAAGCAATGAAGTTACTGGGTGATCTACTCAAAGCTCAGGAAAGTAATGAGCTAGAAGATGCCAAGGTAACATCTAATCTTCTAATGCAGTTAATTCAAAAAGGCCCTGACGTTTAATGCTATACGAAGAATTAGTAAAAGAACTACAAAAAGAAATAGAAAATATAAAAAATTCCCTTGCATATGGGAACTGTTCAGACTATCATAGCTACAGAGAAGCAGTAGGTAGGATTGCAGGAATCGAAATATCAATCGGACTAATCAAAGATAGTCTAAGTAAATACATTGATGAGGATTAAATATGCAAGCAATATCAAGTGCACGTAAGAATGACGACTGGATTACTAATGAAGACATTCCAGATCCAGAGGTTCTACCAAAGATTCCTGGATATAATATTTTAGTACGACCTGTTTCAATTAAATCAGAAACAAAGGGTGGATTAATTCTACCAGACTCAGTTAAAGATGACATGGCTTACCTTACAACGGTAGGACGTGTGTTGTCAGTTGGTGACTTAGCCTATGCTGATAGCAAGTTTAAGGGAAGGGCTTGGTGTAAAGAAGGTGACTTTGTCTGTTACGGTAAACATACTGGACATAAGTTCTTTTATAAAGGAATTACACTACTACTTATTTTTGACGATGACATTAAAATGGTAGTAGAAGATTCTAAGGATTTAGATCCTACATATAATTTATCACACTGAGTTGTATAATAAAAACCTATATTGTATAATATAGGCATCGAATGCGTAATTCGTCGAACTTCGCAGTAGACGTAAAATAGGAGAATAACATGGCAGATGAATGGGAAACCATTACACCTAATACAGGTGAAGAAAAGGAAGTAGTTGAATTTGAGATCGAAGGTGAAGAAGACACAACAGCAGCAGCTCCAGAAATCGAAGTAGAAGAAAAGGTAGAGCAGCCTGTTGTAGAAGCAGAACCAGAAGAAAAAGAAGAAAAAGCAGAAGAGGAACAAGCACTAGAAGGTGTTGAAACTTCAGGTGCACAGAAACGAATACGACAGTTAGTAAAACAAAAGAAAGAACGTGAAGAAGAAATTACTAAACTGTTGGAGCAGAACAAGCAGATGCAAGTTGCTCTGCAACAACAACAGGAAGAGTATAGGGGTGCAGTAGGCACTAACCTAGCTAATTCTGAAGCACAGATTGTTGAACGTCTTGCAGTGGCAAGAGATTCTTACAAACGTGCCATCGACAGTGGGGACTCAGATTTAATCCTCAAGGCACAAGAGTATCTCAATAATGCACAGCTAGATTCTACTAGAATACAAGATGCTAAACGGCAGTTTGAAGCCTTAACTCCTGCACAACAACAGCAGGTAGAAACACAGGCACAAGCACAAGCTGCACAAGAACCTGAGACTTACCAAGGTTACGACCTTAAAGCTTATCAGTGGGCATCTAAGAATGAGTGGTTTAATAGTGACCCCGTCTTAACTAATGCAGCATTGGCTATTGATGCTCAACTTAAAGACGAAGGCTTTGACCCACGTGAAGACGACTTTTATTTGGAAATAGATAAGAGGTTAGCTCAAACATTTCCAACTAAGTTTGACGGAGCACCTGCTCCAGTTGGACAAACCCCCCGTTCGAAGGCTACGTCACAGCCTTCTCAAGTGGTAGCTGGAGCATCGTCAGCTCCAAAAGCCTCATCAGGAAAGAAAGTTAAACTAAGTCAAGAAGACGTTAGGTTAGCACAAAAATGGGGCATTACACTTGAACAGTATGCAGCCGAAAAACTCAAGATTGAACGAGTTAATGAAGGTGAATATACTACAGTCGGTTAGACGAAAGGAAAATACATAATGGCACGAAACAATACACGTGAAAATCAGACTCGTGAACTGGAAACAAGAGAAACAGAATACGTTTATACTGAACCAAATCTTTTAGAAATACCACAGAATGTAAGCAATAGGTTTGCAGATAGTGGATTACAACTTCGTTGGATTCGTACATCCCTAAAAGGTAAAGACGACTATACTAATGTTGGTAAACGTCTAAGTGAAGGTTGGGAATTTGTAACTCTTGAGGAAGTACCCGAACTAGCACATACCTCTATGATTCAAGAAGAGGGACGTTATAAGGGTACTGTATGTCGTGGAGATTTGGCACTTGCAAAAATGCCAATCGGACGGGCCAATGCACGACAAAAATATTTCGAAAATGCAAGTGCAGAAATGGTACATGCTGTTAACTCCCAATTGGAGAATGCAAGTGACCGTCGTATGCCAATTCGAAATTCAAGTAAAACAAACGTAACCAAGGGACGTGCACCTAGTTTCGACTAGAAACTGTACAACTTACTTCCTTGGTTAAATCTTAAACTTTTTTGAAGGAGACTTAAAATGACTCAGACTCTAATTACTGGAATCACTCCTTCCCGTATTCGTGGCAACCAACCAAACAGCAACGGTTTAACTTCTTATCCTGTTGCTTCTGGTGCAGGTGCAATGTACACAGGTACACCAGTTCGGTTATCAGGTGGTTCATTGGTTCCACTTGTCACTTCTACTGAGATGCCAATTGGTACTTTCCAAGGTTGTAGTTATGTAGAAAACGGGGAGCAAAAATTTAAAGCTTATTATTCAGGTGTATCAGCAACGAATATCGTTGGTCTTGTGAATGATAACCCACAACAAACATACATCATCAGCTCAGACACAAGTGTAGCTGCAGGTATTGTAGGTAAAAACGTAGCAGCTACTAACATTGCTGCTGGTTCAACCTTCACAGGTCGTTCGACTATTACGGCTCTGACAACTGCAGGTAGTGTTGGTACTTCTGCTGCTGGTCTGTTCCGTGTCATCGGTATTGTAGACGAACCAGGGAATGCCGTAGGTGATCCTTACACACGTCTGGAAGTACAGATGGGAACAACAAATCAACAAAACTTCATTAACGTATTGGTTTCTACACCAGTTACGGTAACTAACTAAGGGAGATAATTAACAATGGCTATTAATAGAGCAAGTATATCTAAAGAGCTTCTCCCTGGCCTCAATGCCGTCTTTGGTCTTGAGTATGGAGAAGTTGACAACGAACATGCACCACTATTTGAAACAGAGAATAGTGATCGTGCTTTTGAAGAAGAAGTTCTTTTCACAGGCTTTGGTTCTGCACCTGTAAAGGGTGAAGGAGCAGCCGTTTCTTATGATGATGCACAAGAAAGCTACACAGCACGTTACACACACGAAACTGTAGCTCTTGGTTTTGCTATCACAGAAGAAGCAATGGAAGACAATCTATATGACACTTTTGCTAAACTACGTGCCAAAGGCTTGGCTCGTGCAATGGCAAACACAAAGCAAGTTAAAGCTGCTGATGTATTCAACAACGGCTTTAGCACATCATATGCAGGTGGTGACGGAGCAGCTTTCTTTTCTGCCTCACACCCTACAATTGGTGACGGAAACCAAAGCAACCTATTCTCGGCTGCTGACCTTTCTGAAGCTTCGTTGGAAGCTGGCTTGATTGTAATCAACAAACAAAAAGATGACCGTGGTATCCTAACGGGTACGAAAGCTGTAAGCTTGCACATCCCATCTGACCTAGTGTTTGTTGCTGACCAAATCTTGAACAGCACATTGTCAACCACTATTGCAGTCAACCCAGGTACTGCAACGAATGGTGCAACAAACGTAAACGACATTAACTCAATTCGTAACCAAGGCTTGTTGCCTAAAGGTTACTTTGTTAACCGTCGTTTCACCGATACGAATGCTTGGTTCCTAAAAACCGATTGTCCGAATGGTGCAAAAATGTTTGTACGTTCACCACTCCAAACTAAAATGGAGCCAGACTTTGACACAGGTAACCTACGTTTCAAAGCACGTGAACGGTATAGCTTCGGTTTCTCCGATTGGAGAGGCTTCTACGGGAATGCTGGTGCATAAGTAGTACTAGTTTATTCGTAAACTTTAAAGGGTGTGGGAGTTGTATCCTACACCCTTTTTTAGTATAATATACCCAACGATGTTTTTAATAGGAGAAATATATGTCTAACGTAAGAGTTTCATACATGGCAACGGCTGCTACAGCCACTGACCTAACTACAGGATCTATCCTAAAGGACACACGTATTCGTGGTATTTATGCTACAGGTATCGGTGTGTTTGCTTTAGTTGGTACTTCAACTGATCCGTTTGGTCAGGTTACTGGTAATAAAATAAAGTTTGCTAACACAACTGCCAACGATGCTACTGAACAGTTCTTTAATGATAATCTAGGTATTCGTATGTCAGGTACTGTTAAAGTTTCTGCTTTACCTAGTGGTGGGACAATGACAATTTATTATGGCTAATTATACTTACCTAGTTAATGACATCATACGAACTACAGAGAATGATAGCTCTGAGTTTGCAACAGCTATACCTGACTTTGTTAATCGTGCTGAGGAACGACTGACCAAAGATCTGGATGACTATGGCTTGGTACAGACTACTGCAGTTGCACTGTCTGCTACAACGAATGTATTTGTATTACCTGTTGGAACACGTATTATTAAGAATCTTTTTATTGAAGACAGTGGAACTAAGATAAACTTATTACAACGTACCGATGAATTTATAAATGATTACTGGCCTGTAAGTGCCTCAACTGGAACCCCAAAGTATTATGCTAGAAAAACAAACACGAACCTTTTGTTTGCTCCTACTGCAAGTGCTACTTATAGTGGGGAACTTGTATACACAGCTAGACCTGAAGCTTTAAGTAGTGCTTCACAAACAAACTACTTTAGTGACTTTTGTTATGATGCTTTATTTTATGCCTCAATGATTGAAGCCACAAACTTTATGAAGAACTTCTCTGTTACCCAAGTTTA